ACGTGCCCACGTTCAACTTTCACGCCGAATGGATCGAGCAAGTCATAAATGAAAACCCGAAAACCTAAACCCGAAGAACAGGGAAAGCCGGAAATTTCCGCAGAGCAAGCCGCGCAACTTGAACGGGCAACGCTCAAGAACATCGTGGAGAAAATCGGCGCTGGCGGAATACCCACAGCGCGAGAAATGGACATGCTCAAACAGGCGACGGAACGCCGCACAGCTACGGAGTGCGAAGAAGTCGGCGCGCTGCTAAACATCCGCCAGCTTTCCAGATTGACCGGGCGCACGCGAGAAACGATAGGGCACAAGCTCGCGCATATTCCGTTCAAGGAAACATCGAATCGCTCCAAAGCGTTTGACAGCAAGGTTGCATTGGATGCGATTTACTACGGCACGCCAGGCGGAGGCGGAGACGGGGAACGAATCACGCAGGCCGAGGCAACGCGGCGATACACGATTTCCCGCGATGAACAGGTAAAGCTCGAAATGGAAGTGACGCGCGGCGACAGATGGCCAAAGGAGGACGTGGAGAACATCCATGAGCAATCGCTTTCTAACGTGGCGGGCCTGCTTAAAGCGCACGAAGGCAAGACGCTTACGCCGGAGTTGATCCGCGACATCTTCACGGAACTGCGCGAGGTGCCTGCGAAGCTGGCCAAGCTATGACCGACCCGATCAGCGTTGCCAAGATTCGCGCATCATGGCTGCACAGCTACGCGCGCAGCTTCGCGCCGTGGAGCCGCATGGCACCGGAAGAATGGGCGGAGGAAGTGTATCGCCTACCAAACGGCGGACGCTTCCGATGGGACTTCGCGCCCTACACGCGCGCGATGTATCAGAGCATCTTCGACCGGCGCGTCATCGAGACAAGCTATGCCATCTTCTCGCGCGGCCTGAAAAGCACCGTCATCCTTCTTGCCATCGGCTACACGGTGGATCAGAAACCGCGCCGCATCCTCTACATGATGCCGACGACCGGACAGGTGGAGAAGTTCAGCAAGGACAATTTGTGCGGCGAACTTTTCGACACGACGCCCTGCCTGAACGAATACGGCAGCAAGGGCAACCGGCGCGTTACGTCCAACACCATTCTGCACAAACAATTTCCCGGCGGACTTATCACCATGTTCGGCGCGAATGCACCCGGCGAATTGCGACGCGCAAAAGGCAGCTTCCTCGTCATTGACGAAAAGGACGCCATCCAAAAAGAGGAGGGCGACGAAGGCGATCAAGTGCAAATTTTCTGGAAGCGAGGCAGTGAATACCCAGACACAATCCGCGTGTCGGCGAGCTACCCGTCACTGCTCGGACACAGCCGGATCATGAACGATCTGGAAAACTCAGACTGGAATGAGTGGCACGTCACATGCGTCAAGTGCGGCGGCGAGCCGTTCGTCATGCACCGCAGGCAGCTTCGATACGACAAGGGCAAGCCCGAGGGCGCGCGGCTGGAATGCCCGAGGTGCGGCGAATTCCTGACCGACGCAGAGCGTTACGCGATGGCGCACAAGCAGGGATTCGACAACTGGAAACCGCGCAATGAGTTTCGCGGGCGGCGAGGCTACCACGCCAACGCGCTGCTTTGGCCGCACCCGGTTGATCCCGTTCGCTACCCGGCAGGATACCTTGGCCAGATGGCCGAGGAGGAAATGGCAGTTGCCGCGAGCGCAGACCCGAAGCGCGCGCGCCGACCAATGGTGAACACGGTTGACGCGGAGCCGTTCGACCCAACCGACGAAAGCGAGCAGCCGCCTGACTGGAAAACCTTGTATGAGCGGCGCGAGAATTACGACACCGTTCCGCAGGCCGCATCGTTCATCACGGCTTTTTGCGACGTGCAACGCAACCGGCTAGAGGTTGGCTGGCGCGCATGGAACCGCGAGGAAGAATCATGGGGACTCGACCACGTAGTGCTCGACGGCTACACGTCGCACCAAGAAGTCTGGACGGCGCTGGCAAAGGAGCTTGGCCGCGAGTGGACGCACGCCAGCGGCGCGAAGCTACGGCTCGGAATGGCATTCGTGGACGGCGGCGCATACGCGGAGGAAGTGTATCGCTTTTTCCAGCGCATCGCGCGCGAGCCGGTGCAACACGTCACTGGCCACGTCCGCGCGAGCAAGGGCGTCGGCAGATTCGGCGCACCGATTATCACGCGCAAGATGAGCACGGTTGCCAAGAATTTGAAGGGGCACGAAATCGGGACGTGGGAGGCAAAGGATCGCATTTACGAACGCCTGCGCATCCCGCAGCCGCACGCGCCGTCGATGCACTTCAACCAGCGATTCTCGGAAGAATACTTTCAGCAGTTGACCGTGGAAAAAGTCGTGATCACGTTTGACGGCGGGCAGGAGATCCGGAAATACGAGAACGAAAAGAACGCGCGCAACGAAGCCCTCGACATCGAGGTGGGCTGCCTCGCCGCGCTACGGCTGCACCCTCGCAACTGGGACGCGCTAGAGCAGGCCATTGCCGACGACGCCGAAGCCCTGCGCACGCCAAACGCGAAGCCGAAGCCGGAGATTGACTACGCCATTTTCGAGGGCGGGCAGACGCGGAGCGGGTGGCTGTGAAAAGAAATTAAAAATAATCATTGCGTGCGGAAGTGCTTTAGAGAATACTGCCCGCGCATGAATACACAACCAATCACGGATGCCTGCATCCCATCACCGAAAAACTGAGCCATGAATGCCACAATCAAAATCCAAACCATCACTCCAACCCACGCAGCCTTGATGCTTGAAGACCTGTATCCAATGCAGCGCAAAATCAAACCGACCGCGATCGAGCAGTTGGAGCGCGAAATGAGGCAGGGAACATTCGGCCTGTCCACCGACGCGATTCTGCTAATCAACGGCTCTCTCGGAAACGGCCAGCATCGCCTGCGCGCAGTAGTGCAATCAGGAAAACCGCAAAAGTTTCTTGTGCTCGAAACGAACGACGAAAGCATCTTCAAGTTTATTGACTGCGGCAAGTCGCGCACCGTTGGAGACACGATGCAGCTACACAACGCGCTGACCGTGACCGCAGCCGCAAGATGGATTCTCACCATAAGAAAAGGAAATGCAACGCCGTTGTCTGGAATTTCAAATACGAACGTGACAAGAAGCGAAATAATTCAATTCATCCAATTGAATAACGAATCGCTGCAAGCGCTTCACACATCAGTGTATGCGCTATACATCAAGAGCAAACTGCTTGCGCCATCTTTGTGTTTGGCCTTTTTGTGGAATGCCGCGCAAAACGGCGAGCGCACTGCTCATCAAGCAGCAAAACTGCTTCGCCAGGTATTTACCGGAGAAGAGTGTGATGGGCCTGCGAACGACCTTAGAAACCGTTTGATTTCAAACATGGGATCGCGCTCAAAATTGCCATCCGGTTATTTGATGGGGCTGCTCGTTAAGACGTTTCGCGCAGTCAGCGAAGGGAAAAACACGCTTGCGCTTCGCTTTGTTGAGTCTGAAAAAATGCCAGAAATGCCTTCATGGGACGAGTGAAAATATAAACGCGGGCAAGGCAAGGCAAACACAAGGGCGGCACTGGCAACGGTGCCGCCCTCAGTTTTACGCTTGCAACCCCGGCGCGGTGCGGCTATACGCAGCGCCAACAATGGCGCTCCCGCTTCTCACAATATTCCCGCAGTCAATCACGTCGGGGGACACGACGCGCCTGCAACTCAGCCTGCCGGAATGCCCGGCATCGACCTACACGGCGACGCTCATTTTGAACCAAGCCGGAGTCGCAGCGGTGACGTGCGCAGGCACAGCGAGCGGCGACAACTTCCTGTTCACAATCACCGCCACGCAATCGTCGGCGATGCTTGTCGGCGCGTGGACATGGCAGGCTCGCGCAACGCAGACATCGAGCGGCGACGTGACGACCGGCGCGGCTGGCGACTTCATCGTGCTGGCAAATCCCGCCAGCACGCTCACCAAGTCAAACGCACAGCAGCAGCTTGACGCGGCGAACGCGGCGCTCCTGTTGCTGGCAGGCAACCCCGACGCGGCGACGAACTTCAACGGGCAGAGCATCACCAGCGTTGACATCCCAAAAATGATTGCCGTCGTGCGCAACCTCAAGGCGCTCGTTGCGGAGGAAAAAAACGAAGCGTCCGGTCTGCGCGGTGATGCGCCGTCCCGTTCCATCCGCCCCTACTTTCGATGAACTGGAAATTCTGGCAATCTACAAAAAGCGCAGCGCCGGAAACGACGGTGCGGAATGACTACACGCAACTGATTACTCAGTTAAAAAAGCTGTCACCTGACTGGCAGGTAAACCGCATCGGAGTTGACGCGGAGATTTACAGAAACCACTGGGAACTCCGCGCGTATTCGCGCAACCTCGCGCGCGAAAACCCCTACGTCATCGGCTACTTCCAAGACCTCTGCGCGAACGTCATCGGGCCGAACGGCTACACGATCCGCATGATGATTAAGGAGGAGGAGGATCGCGTGATTCACACGCCGACGGAAAAGGCAATCCTGCGCGCGGAGACGGAACGGCGAGCGCAGATTGCCGCTTACATCGAGCGAACGACCGGCAAAAAACCATCCGCAAAAAAACTTTTCCGCGAAGTCAAAGGCAAGGCCACAATACAGGTCGGAGAAATGGACGTGTTCGCCTGCCAACTCATCGAGCGGAAGTTTCGCGAATGGCAGTTGCGCGAAAATTGCACCGTCACTGGACGACTCAGCTACAACGAAAGCCGGCAGCTTCGACTGAAATCCGCAGCGCGCGACGGCGAGCATTTTATCCGGCTCGTCCGCGATGCGCGCTATCAGCCATTCGGTTTCAAGATTCAGCACATCAACGCGGAGTGGTGCAGCTACTACTTCACCGGCAAATGCGCTGCGACTGGCAACCCTGTGCGATTCGGCATCGAGTATGACGACAGCGGCGCGGCACCCGTCCCGGTGGCATATCACTTCGTCAAGGCAACCGCGAGCCAATGGGGAGGCTACGCGCCCATGCCGTTCATGCAGGGCGGCGAGGAAAACTGCACGCGCATTCCAGCCGAGGACATCATTCACTACGCCAAGTTTGACGACGACGCGGACGTGACGCGGCCCGTGCCGTGGACGACGCCGATCATGAGCAACGCGCGCCAGCTTGCGAAATGGATGGAAGCGGCGGTTGTATCCGCCCGCGTCGGCGCGTGCTCGAATGTCTTTTTCGAGACGGATTTGATCGGGCCGGATGGCATGGCGGCGGCGCAGCCGGATCCCGACATCATGAAAAAGTTCTCGCTGGAAATGAACCCCGGCGGAATGCACGGACTACCTCCCGGCGTGCGCGCCAAGGAGTTCAACCCGAACAATCCGAATCCGGCGACTGGCAGCTTCCGCAACGAGAGCCTGCGCGAAATGTGCGCGGGCCTTCCAGCCGCACAATTCTCGACGCTCGGCCAGAACTACTCCGAGATCAATTTCAGCGCGGGCCGACTTGAAAGACTGAGCATCACGGCGCAATGGATGATGCTGCAAGAATGGGATATTTCCACAGCGGAGCGGCGCATTTTTTCGGAGTGGCTGAAAATGGCGCTCATCATGGGCGCGGTGCCGTTACCGGTCGCGAAGTTCCGAAAGTTCAACGCTGCGAAATTCACGGGGCGCAGATGGGCAGGAGTGGACGCCGTGAAGGAAGGCGTCGCCAAGGCGCAAGACCTCGCCAATAAATTCACCAGCCTGCAAGCCATCCACGATGAGCAAGGCACCGACCTCGAGCAGACGTTGACCGAGATCGCAGAGAGCAACATGCTGATGGAAAAATTCGGCATCGAGACGGCGACCACCAAGGGGCCGATGACTCCACCGGACAAAGACGAGCCGGATGACGACGACGACGAACCACCCAAGAAAAAAGAAGCATGAAAAAAAACTGGTATTCCATCACCGCCAAATCCGACACCGAATGCGTTGTTGATATTTTCGACGAAATCGGAATGTGGGGAATTTCCGCAAAGGAATTTGCCGAGCAACTGCGCGCCGTTGGCAAGGTGAAAAACCTCACGCTCAATCTCGACAGCCCCGGTGGAGACTGCAATGACGGCCTCACGATTTACGATGCAATCAAGGCCAGCGGCGCGAGCGTCACGGTGAACGTCATCGGCCTCGCGGCAAGCATGGCCAGCGTCATCATGCTCGCAGCCGACGCGGGCAAGATTCGCATTTACGAAAATGCGCGCGTGATGATTCACCGCGTCACTGGCGGAGCGCACGGCAACACCGACGACCTCGCAGCCGCAGCGCAACTCACAAAGCAATTCGAGGATCGCATCGTATCGCTTTACGTCGCGCGCACCGGCAAGGACGAAGCCGAGATTCGTGACATGATGAAGGCGCAACTCGGCACTTGGTTTTTCGGGCAAGAAGCAGTTGACGCAGGCTTCGCGGACAGCGTTATCAGCGGCGCGAAAGCCAAGGCATTCAAGGCGCAATGGGCGGGACTATTCACAATGCTTCCGGCTGCTCTTTTCAAAGGCGACGAAAAAGCCATTGACACCGCCGCGCAATCTGTTATAACCGCGCAAATGGAACCTTCCACGCCCACACCCGTTGTTGCCGAGCCAGTCGCGCCGGTAGTCCCCTCGCTCGCAACTCCGCCTTCCGCGCCCGTGGAAGCGCCGCCCGATGTTCCGGCTATTTCCGCGAAAGCCGCAGCCGACGCAATCACCGCCGAACGCGCACGCATTACGGAAATTAAAGCGTGGGCAAAGTCGGTTGAAGCCGTGCAGAAAGTCAGTTTGACCGACGCCGTGGATACCTTCACCGCAAACGGAAAGAACCTCGCCGAGTTCAAGGAGCACGTCATTCTGAATACGTTCAAAGCCTCGACCGTCGCGACCTCCACGGACGCGCAGGGAGCCGCAGGCAATACGCTAAAGCGCGCCGACTTCGACAAGCTCTCGCCGTTTAACAAAGCCGACTTTTGCAAAAAGGGCGGGAAGATCACCGACTAACCAACCGCAGAAAACCTCACTTCGTAACCGCACAAATATATGGCCGCACCCACCAACAACAACACACTCACCAGCCTGATTCCCGATGCCTACGCCGCGCTTGACGTGGTGAGCCGGGAGTTGACCGGTTTCATCCCGACCGTCGCCCGCGATTCCCGCGCAGACATGGTTGCAGTCGGGCAAACGCTCCGCTCCATCGTCGCACCTGTGAACGCCTCCGGCGCTGACATCGTTCCAGCGATGGCCGTTCCGTCCGCGCTCAATCAGACCATTGGCAACAAGTCGCTCACGATCACCAAAGCCCGCTCGTTCGGCTTTAGCTGGAGCGGCGAGGACATCATGGCGGTGGACAAGGGGCCGGGCTACCTGACCATCCAGCAGGATCAGATCGCGCAGGCTATCCGCGCCGCAGTCAACGAAGTGGAGACTGACATCTGGACTGCCGCGAACGCTGGCGCTTCCCGCGCCTTCGGTGCGACGGCCAACACCGCGCCTGTTATCGGCGACTTCAGCAACGCGAAGAAAATCCTCGACGACAACGGCGCTCCCGGCAGCGACCGCCACGCCGTGCTTTCCACCGCCGCTGGCGTCGCAGTGCGCGGATACGCGAACCTCTACAAAGTCAACGAAGGCGGCGACAGCACGCTGCTCCGCCAAGGGCTGCTTGGCGACCTCTACGGCTTCTCGCTTCGCGAGTCCGCAGCGGTCGGCAGTCAGACCGCTGGCACGATGGCGAGCGCCACAAGCACCAGCGCCGCGTTCACGGTTGGGCAGACTGTCATCCCGCTCGCTACGGCTGGCACCGGCGTTGTTGCCGCTGGCGACATCATCACGTTCGCCAACGACACGAACAAGTATGTCGTGGCATCCGTGAGTTTCGCAGGCGCAAACCCGGCCAGCGGCGACACGATCACGCTCGCCGCTCCCGGCCTGCGCGTTGCTCAATCCGCCGCGACTCGCGCGATCACAGTGTTCGGCACAAGCTCGCGCAACTGCGCGTTCAGTCGCAACGCCATCGTTCTCGCCACCCGCCTTCCGGCTATCCCGGCGCAGGGCGACATGGCGCTCGACCGCCAAGTCATCACCGACCCGCGCACCAACCTCAGCTTCGAGATTGCGATGTATCCCGGCTATCGCATGAACACCTACCACGTCTCGCTTGCATGGGGCGTCACGGTGTTCAAGCCGGAGCACCTCGCGATCATCATCGGCGGAGTCTAAGCAGATTGGTTGTTCATCTTAACGCCCGGTCTGTTCACTCGGGCCGGGCGCTTTGTTTTTCTCAATGTCACGCACCACAGACGCACACGACCGGCTAGTGACATCGCAGGCGCGATGGACAGGACTATCGTGCGTCGCGACCATTGGCACGATGAGCGCGATCCCGTGCATCGTCGGCATGAACGCATTCGGCGACGTGCTTTTGCCGGGCGGAGTCGGCGAATCAGGATCGCAGTTGCTCGCCATCAAAAAGAGCCTGCTCACTGACTACGCCGACACGGTGAAATTCCCGAATGGCGAGCCGCCGAAATTCACGCCAGTAACGGTGCGCGGGCAAGATCACGTCATCCTCGACGTGGACGAGCGCGACGGCATTTTTTACATCACAGTTGGCGACCCAACAGCTTCCGAGTAATGCAACAGACCATCGGCAACAAAATCGAAGCGTGGGCAATTCAGGCGCTACGGGCGTCGGCAACGCTGCCATTCGACTTGCAGGTTGAGGCGTTCAACAGCAGCGCGGAGACAGCGACGGAGCGCATCGTGGTGAAGGCCGAGGTTGGCGAGAAAATGCTGGAAGGGCAGAAGCCCTACGCCGCGCAACTCGACGTTTCATTCCACACCGTCAACCGCGACGCGGACGAGGCGAACGATGTATTTGCCAAAGTGGAGGCTTCGCTTGTATCCCCGGCAACATCCGCTTACGTCACAGCGAATTTCACATGGCTGCTCGTAATGACCGAGGCCGCAAGGACGACGATGGAAACGCGCAGCAATTTTCGCGTGTTCACCCGCACAATTCCCTTGCAAGTCGCAAGCGTTTGACGTAGAAGCGAACCACTATGGCGCTATCTTCACAGCAGGAAACCCAACTCCGCGAAATGGCCGCAGGATTGCGCAGTTCCATCGCCGCGATCGAGGCGCTGAAAGACAACGTGGATCGCAGCGCGACTATCGCCGACGAAAAACAGCAACTCGCCTCGCTGGAAAAACAACTTTCGAAACCCGCACCCGCAACACCCACCAAATCCTAATCATGGCCGTTCAACTCGTATCCTTCACCAACGGAGTCTGGGGCATCGCAAGCGAAGAGCTTGGCATCAACTGCTCCAAGTTTTCCGTCACCGTCTCACCGGAAATTAACGAGTGGATTCCCGGCATCAACGGGCAGGCGCGCGGCAAAGTTGTCGGCGACCCTCAGGGCGAACTCGACATCGAAGGCGAGACGCTGGACATCACCACGGTGAGCAGCCTTTTCGTCCACAACTTCTACACGGCGTTCGTGCCCGTCAATTCGACCACCTACTTTGGTCGCTCGGCTGGTGGATTCTACCGCGACACCGCGACCGTGGACAACGAGCGCAACGGCCTCAAGAAAGTCACGGCCAAGTATTCCAGCCGCTTCGCAGTCGCCTAAGCTATGGCCACGGACACGGCAGTATTTCCGAATGTGCAGATTCAGGGCAACCTCGCCGTTGCCGGAAACCTGCCATCGTATCCGCGCTCATCGCTCGCCACGGACACGAACCAGATACTCCCGCTGCCATTCGACATCTGGCGCGTGTGGGATTCAGTCGGCACCGTGCTGCCAGCGACAAGCGCGACGGACGACCTCGGATATTACACCGGCACGCACGGCACGGCTGGCAGCTACATCGGCACCAGCGACCTCAAGGGCGCTGGCGCAACCACGCGCTACGCTCGCTGCCTCAAAGTGCTGCCGCCGTCCTACGTCGCAGCCGCTACCGTAACGGTGCGTTTTTCCGCAGGCTGCATCACGACCATTGCCGACACCGCTGCGACGCTCATCGTGGACGTGCGGAAAGTCAGCCGCGACCGCACGGTTGGCGCGAACCTCTACGCCGGAGCCGCTGTCAGCATCCGCAGCTTGACGCTTGCCGAGACGACATTCGCGCTCACGTCCTCGGGCCTGTTGCCCGGCGACATGCTCGACATCAAAGCCGCCATTGCCGTGACCGACGCCGCTACCGGCACCGCCGTCATCGGCGCGTGGGCAGCGGCAGAGCTTTACACGTCCATTCAAGGCTAATCATTCAACACCGCCGAAAGGCCGGGAGACGGAACCCGCAAACGTCAATCAAACCACATGGAGATTTTTGAAACAACAGACGAGGAATTGGCGCTGGCGCTCATTACGGCGGGCGCGAAGCTGGCAGGCAGCGACACCGGAGTCGTGCCGCCGTGCATCAACCACTACACGCCCGACCTTTGCCGCTCGCGCAGGCTGCTCCCGCAATCGCCCGTATCGCCGCAGGTATTCGAGAAGGCTGTCATCGAAGCGCGCGAGCGGAAGATCCCCGGCATCGTGACATGGCGCATCGTCAAGGACTCGGAATTTGCCAAGGCAATCAAAGCGTGGGACGCGATGGTTGAGGAAATGCACAAGGCCAAAGCGGAGAAGCGCGAGCCGAACCTTCCCGACATTTCAACGGAAACCGTGATGCAGGCGCTCTACATGCGCAGGCTGAACCACAAGCCGATGAAAGACCACATCTGGGTTGTCTGCCCCTCGCTATCGCTCGGAAAGGCCAGCGTGAAGGTGAAGCCGATTGACGGCGTGCCGGATGAAGTTTCCGCGCCACTGAGTTACACCGCCGAGGGCACTGCCGTTTTCTGGAACTTGAACACCACAGCAGAGAACCGCGAAAAAATAGGAGCACCGAAAAAACCATGAGCGAAGAAATCACACCGGAAGAATCATCCTTCATCAACGCCAAGCGAGGCTTCGAGCTATTCGGCACCTCGCTCGCGCCATACAGCGCCAGCCGCAAGGTGGCAGCACAGACGATGGGGATGCAATGGCCGTTCATCGGCGAGGCCGCGCTTGCGCAGTTGCAAGCAACTAACATGTATCCCGGCGCGATCCGCGACACCGCAATCCTGCTTTGGCTATGCACGCTGCCCGACGCAAGCACGGCGCTCGCGCGGGGCGTGTGGACGCCTTCGCGGGCACTGTCCAAACCCGACGAGGCGCGCGACGCCGCGCTGGAATGGGCCGACAAATGCGGCATCACCGATTCGAGCGGGCCGAAGTTTGGCGAGGCGTTCCAAGTATTCTTCGGCATCGTGACCGGCGTGGATGCCGCGCAGTTCCGCATCGAGGTTGAGAAAACAGGCGGCGGCGAAGCAGGGGACGAGCCGGGAAAAGTCTAGCCTCGCAGTCGCAATGGGCGCATCTCATCGCGCATGTTCACGCGGTCTGCGGGGCTTCACCGGACGAAATCTGGCACCGGATGCCGCTGGCAGAGGCGCTGCAATACGATGCAATATGGTGGCAGGACTTCGACCGGCAACGGCAGATGCACGCCTTCGACAAGGTGGCGCGAATTTACGTGCTTTCCGTGTTTGCCAAGGACGGCGTGGACGTGCTAGTCTAGCCGCCATGCTCACGCTCGACACATCCAGCTTGGAAAAAGCACTGGCGGCAGTGCAGTCAGCGACAAAACGACCACTCGCAGATTCGCTCAACCGCGCCGCGCTGCACGTAATCATTGGCAGCGGAGCGGGGCCGGGAGCGATGAAGCTTACGCCAGTTGCGAAAAAGGAGAAAATCAAAACAGACTTGGAGCGAAGCCTTGGCGGGAAGAAAGCATCTGAGGGCGTGAAAATCTACCGCAACCAATATGGCACATTCAGCCGCCGCAGTTCACGCAGCAAAGGGTCGGCAGGTGATTCGCTGCTGAAATACATCGCACTTTCACGCTTAAAAAAGCGCGGCATCGCAAGGCCGACGAGCGAACAAATTCAGACGTTGATGAACAAAATCTTAGCCAGTCGTTTGGCCGCGACTGGCTACACCGCTTTTGCCGGATGGCACAAGGCCGCGACCGCGCTTGGTGGCAGAGGTGTTCGCGGAGTAGATTCGAAGCGATTCGGTAAATCCGAGGCGCGACACGGAAGCGCGAGCAAGGCGACGCCGAATGATTTAGTCGCTACGATCATTAACACAGCGCCGCAAGCCGAGGAAATCGGCAGCGAAGCATTGCAGCAAGCGGTGGAAAACGCAGCGCAGGATCTTCTTAACTACGCGCAAAAAAAGCTGATGGAGCAAGCAAGGAAGGCGGGCTTCTGATATGGCAAAAAAAGCAGAGTTGAAGGCAGTATTGTCAATGGACATGAGTCCATTTGCGCGCGGCGCAGCCAAGGCGCTGGCGACTGGCAAAGCCCTCGCCGCGCAGTTCGCGCGCAACCCCGTCAAGCTACTTGCCACGGGCGCGTTTCTCGGCGCGGAGAAAGCCATCGGCGCAATCGGCGGCGCTATCGGAGGGCTGCCCAACTTGGCCGCGAAAGCCTTTGGCACGCTCGCCAAGGCTGGAGCGGTTGTCGGCGGAGTGTTTGCGGCTGGCGTTGTCCACGCATACAACTTCGGCGGGGAAATGCAGGACATGGCAGACCGCACAGGGATGCCGATTGGCAAGCTGCTTGTGCTCACTCAGGCGCTCCAAGATTGCGGTGTCGAGTTTGAGGGGCTGGTGCCAGCGGTCAAGAAGATGAACACCGCGCTTGTAGCGGCGGCGAAGTCAGGCAACGCCAGCGCATTCGAGCAAATCGGACTGAGCGTTCAGGAATTGCTGAACAAAGAACCAGCGGATCAGTTCGAGGCCGTCTCAAAGGCTATCAGCAAGCTCGGCAGCACAGCCGCTCGCACGAAGGCGGCAGTGGACATTTTCGGAAAAGCCGGTGTGAACATGCTTTCCTTTTTCGCGGATGGCGAGGCAATGCAGACCGCGCGAGACAGCCTCGGAAAACAGGCTGGCATCCTCGAAAAAAACGCAGCGGCATTCGACCGAATCAGCGACCGGCTCGGCAGGGTGGGCGCGAAGATTCGCGGATTCTTTATCGGCGCAGGCGCGGGATTGGCAGGCATCGTGGACAACTTGACCGCGCAGTTTGACAAGGTTGATCTCGCGCCATTCGGGGAGAAGGTTGCCGAAATGATTAAAGGAGCGATGAAGTGGGGCTTCGCTCTCTGGGAAGACCCAATGGGAGTGATGGGCTATTTTTGGGAAGTCACGAAAACCAAGGCGCTGGAACTGGCTAACTGGTTGCACGATGCAGTTGAAAACGCATTCCCCGGCATGTCTGTTGCCATCGAGAGCGCTATCAGCAAGACGATTGCATGGGGGAAAATCATCATCGGATACGCAACTCAGTTCGGCACGTTCCTGCTAGACGCGGCAAAAAGTTTTACGGCGTGGATCTCTAGTTGGTGGGAAAGCAGCGGCATTCCAGAGGTGCTGATTCTGGCCAAGGATAAAATTCAAGGGACACAGGAAAAAAACGCCGCGCCAATCCCCGGAATGGGTGGCCCTGCTGATAATACTCCCGGTGCCGGTGCTCGACACGATGCGCTAATGGCGGCAAAGAAGGCGGCACGTGAAGGGTTTATTGGGCCGGTTATGCCAAAAAACCTTGCTACGCCAACAGCAAACAAAGGCGAGGACATGGTTGCGGAGGGCATGGCATCCCTCGCCAAGACCGCTAAGGGCGCAGCGGAGGCGCGGGAATCTGCCAAAGTTGGCGCAGATCACTTTGGCGCTAAGGCACAGGCCGAGAAAGCCGAGGCCATGCGCAATAAAATCGAGCCAGCGGTGAAAAAGGCAGAGGCGAGAATGGTTGCGATTGGCGGAGGCGGCGGGAATTTGCCTTTCACTAGGATTTTCCAGAAAGCGCAGGCAGGATTCAATCAGTGGTTCAATGACCCGACGCGCACCAGAATCAGGAGGGAAGGCGAAACCCGCGCACGCATTGACCGCGAGCGGAACGCTGTCTATAAGGGGCCGCTTGGCCGTCGCGAGTTTGAGGCGTTCCGCAACATGGCGCAGGCGGAAGGACTCAAAGAGATTGACGGCGTGCCAGTGCGCAGGGAGGGCGAGGTTAGGCGCGGAGACGCAGCGCGACGCAAGGCGTTCGAGAAAGACCAAGAGCGAAAGCGCCTCAAAGGACTGACCGAAAAAGAGACGCTGGACGAACTTCTCAACGTGGCAAAGGACGCACGCGACGCAAACAAAAAAGTAGCCAAAGCAATCGCAGAATGAGCGCACTCCATTACATCGAAGATTCGACCTTCATCCAAGTCAAACCGCCGCAGTGGAGCCGCAACTTTACCGGCGAGTTTGACACATGCACCGTCACCTATCAGGGGGCGCAGTATCGCGCGAAGGCGTTCTTGGATTCGCTCGGCGCATACGGCACGCTCTCATGCACGGACGAGGCAGGCGCAAACCTGAACGATGCCAGCATGTTTCTCGACACTTGGACGAGCGATGACAACCCAGTGCTGCCAACCGTCACCCTGAACTACAAGGGACTGCGCGGCGGGGCTGCGCGTGGCGTGCTAGCCGAGGACGATGTTTCGCTGCAAACCGTTTCGACAAACAAGACAATCACTGATTCGAGTTCAGTGAACTACCAAATCACCATTTCATTGTCAGTGATTTACATAGGCTCTCGGACAACCTACAAGTGGGCCGCACTTGCCAATCCCGGCGCGACGCCGACTTATTCCGCCGTGCGCAACATCCCCGTGCTAAACATGGGCAGCGCGGCCATCCGTCAAATGTCCTACACTGGACAGGTTGAAATAGATACGTCTGGGCGCTCATCTACCACAAACGGAAACGGAGAAGCCGTGGTGCCGTCATCGAGCTTGCCATCAGCCGACGCAACCGTTGTATTTAACACGTTGTCAGGAGTATCGCAGACCACATCCTTCACCGTTTCGGAAGTGGTGCCCGGAAAACTCTGGACGTGCCAAAGCGTGAATGAATACATCCTGAAAGGAGCCTAATGGCATTTCCAAGCAAGCCAGAGCCAGCAAAGAACGGGTGGATTAACCGCAGCATCGAGCGGTTCAAGGCATGGGCTTACTCGCGCCAGCCGATTCCGAACCAGCAGGATTTCGACGTGACCGAGGGGGCAGACGGCGTGCGCTTTTCCATCAAGAAAAAGCTGCTACCGCCAGAGCCAAGGCGCGAGCATCGGCAGTTTCACATCGAAGCAGCCGGGAGCAAAAAACTGCGCGTGTTCAACGGCACGCTATTCGGTCGACTGCCCACCGGCTTTTCAGCGAATGACAACCCGGTGTTTGAGATAACGGCGCGCGTGGATTCGTCGCCACTTCAAAGCGGGGACAAGGTTTATGCGAAGGTGACGTGGAATAGGACAGTTAGTGCGTTTGGAGACATCGCCAGCACCATCACCACCCGCACGGTGGAGGCGGCGGCAACGGTGCCAACAAATGATTACCTGACCGCGACAAGGCACTACCTACTTGCCACGATCACGCTGCCAGCCTCGAACGTTCCGGTTGTTAGTCAAAGCCGATGGGGGCCGATTGACGACCTGCCGGGGACGGCCTCCGATAACTACACGCTCCGCTACGGTGCAACCGGCACGGCTGATACCGCATACTACGATTTACTTTACACAAGCAAAGGGCACAAGTCGGACGGCTCAGACATCGCGCCAAGCTATAATTCGATTCAGACCTATCAAAGCGGCCTTTGCAGAGTCTATAACGATGCGGGAACGATGAAGATTTTCATCGCGCCGATCACGGTGAACTCAATCGGCCAAATCACATGGATCGGCCCCGAGGCGCAGGCGTGGCCGTAAAACTTGACGCACTCCCGAAAATCCGCTACAACCCAACATCATGCCGCGCGACCTTGACTTGACATTCGACATCTCCACCGGGGCGCTCACGCTTGACCGCGTTGTTGGCAACTACGTCAAACGTTCGGAAACGCTCACGCTGTCCGTGACCATCGTGAGCAACGGCGCATCGGCTACCATCCCGGCAGGACTTGTCGGCACGCTCAAGCCCGTCAACACCTACGGCACCACGCTTGCGCAGTGGACGACGTTTTCCCAAGTCGGCGCGACGAACGTCTATACGGCCGCGACCACGATCAACGCCGCCGCCGTCACGACGCTGCTCGGCACGACCACGGAACAAACCAACTGTGTGTTCGACTTTGCTGGCGCTGGCGTGGTGGAAAGCGACACGCTCGCGCTTGTCCTCAAGAACAACGTGACGCGCGACGATGACACCGCACCCACCGCGCTGCTTAACCGCAACGATTTCCTAGTCACGAACGGCACCGGCCTGCTCGTCAACGTCGCAGCGGGCTACGCGGCCAACGGCGCATTCGTGGCAGCGCAGGCATCGCTGGCAATCACCAACGCGACGAACTACATCGAGGTGACAGCGGCAGGCGTGGCCAGCGTCAACACCACGGCATTCACGGCTGGCAGCTACCCGCTGGCAACGGTTGTCGCGAGCGCGGGCGCAATCACCAGCAACACGGACTTGCGCGCGTGGATTACGCCGAAGCCCGGAGCGTCTGGCGGGGTAACATCCATCACCGGCACAGCGAACGAGATCACGGTGACGGGCACCACGACGCCGACGCTCTCGCTTCCGAATGCGCTGACCTTCACGGGCAAGACGGTGACGGGCGGGACGTTCACAGGCGGCGCATTCAACGGCACCGTCGGCGCGACCACTCCGAGCACGATTGCGGGGACGACCGGGACGTTTAGCGATGCGGTGAGCACCTCCGGCTCGAGCGCGACTATCTCCACTGTCGGGGCGGACGCAGAAATCTACACCGGCGGCTTGTACGCCTACATCTACACCACCGGCGCGAACGCACAAATCTACACCGCTGGCGCGAACGCCTACATCTTCACCGACGGCTCGAACGCCACCATCTACACCGGCGGCTTGGACGCCTACATCTACACCACCGGCGCGAACGCACACATCTACACCAGCGGGGCCGGTGCATACATCCAGACCCGCAGCACGTTCAAGCTCAACTCCGGCACCTACACCACGACCCTCTCGCACGCGCCGACAGCCAATCGCGCCATCGCGTTGCCGAACGCAGCAGGCACGCTCGCGCTAACAACCGACATCACAGGCGGCACACTAGCAGGCAGCTTCACCACGCTCACCGCAAGCGCGACCACCAGCCTCCTCCTCGGCACCGCAGGCAGCGCAGTCGGCACCATCGGCTTCCGCAACGCCACATCGGGCACCACGACGCTTGCGCCTGCCACGGGCGCGCTTGGCACGGGCACGGTTACGCTTCCGCTAAGTGGCACGCTGGCGATTAGCAGCGGCGCGAACACCTTTACCGGCGTGCAGTCCATGACCTCGCCGAACATCACCACGAGCATCACCACGCCGAGCACGACGTTCACGGCTTTTGCTGGCGCGACTACACTGGCAACCATCGGCGGCACAGGAGCCACCGCCGTAGTAGCCATTCCCGGCACGCTCGATGCGAGCAATAGCACGACCGGAAGTGTGACGATGGCGGGCGGGCTGGCGGTCGCGAAGAAGCTGCACCTTGGCGATTCGTTCGTTGTCACCAAGTCGCAGGCGACATCTACAACTTGCGAAATTACCAACACGAGCGCGACAAATGGCGCGGCGGCGGCGTTGCACTTAACCAACAACGCTGGCGTGGGGTATGTTTTCACAGCAACATCAAATACTGCCGCAGGATTTGAGGCTGGAAAGAACCGTTTAGCAGTAGATAGCGGCACTACGCTCGGCGTCTCGCTTACGGGGCGCGGAGCAGCCGCAACCATCGAGTTTTACACGGCTGGCCTGGCGACAGCCAACCGACGCGGGATAATGAGTGCAGCGGGCGGCTTTTCATGGGGCAGCGCAACCGACCCCGGCGCTGGCAATGCGCTTTTCGGCGGCACCCTCGCCGTGACCGGAGCCAGCACGCTTACAGGGCTTCTCACAGCTAACGGCGGCATCACGTTAGGAAATGCGCAGAACATCGCGTTCAATACGACGACCGGAACGAAGATAGGCGCGACGACTTCACAGAAACTCAGCTTCTGGAA